ACATTGCATACCTCAACCTCGCCCATTTCCAACGCCAAGCCGACCTAATCCACAGCCTCCACATCGCATCTCAGCCGATGCTTGTCCTTGAAGGCTGGGACGACCAGACCAAGGACATGTCGGTCAGCGTGAACTACGCAATGGCCACTGCCCCAGGCAACAAGGTCTATTACGTGGAGCCCGCGTCTAGCGCTTTCGAAGCACAAAGCAACGAAATCAAGGAACTGCAGCAACAAATGGCCACGCTCGGCATCAGCACTCTGAGCCAGCAGAAATTTGTTGCCGAGTCTGCCGACGCCCGCCGCCTCGACCGCGTCGACACCAACTCAATGCTGGCCTCGGTCAGCCTTGACCTCGAACAAACCCTTCAAAAGGCTTTCGATTTAGCCGGCGCGTATCTCGGCATCGAGCCCCCTGAAGTGAGCATCAGCCGCGACTTCGACATCGACCGCCTGATCGGCCAAGACGTCACCGCCATCACCGCCCTCTTCGACAAAGGCGTCATCACGCTGGAGGAAGTCCGCGCCATCCTCACCCAAGGCGAAATCCTCCCCTCGATGGAACTCGGCAGCCTCCCCACCGAAGAACCGGGCGAGCTGGAATACATGGATGACGAAGAAGAAACCGTTTAATTCTTTTGTTGTAGACTAGAACTGCATCACCCCTATTCGGCATGAATAAGCACCTCGTAGAGGTTCCGCAGCCGGATGGCACGTCCAAGTGGGAACTTGTCGAACTACGTGCTTCCGAGCTGTACGAAAAGGACAAGCCCCCCGCTGAGGACGACAAGCCCAAGCGCACCCGCAAAGTGAGCCTGGAGCCCACCCCCGAAACCACCGAAACCCCGGATTTTTAATTCATGGAAGAGCAAGTCATCCAGGAGACGCCCGTGGCGACTCCTGACCAGCCCGTGGCTGGAACCGACGCTCCACAGCCTGATTACCGAGCCGAATACGAGGCTCAAATCACCGCTCTGAAGACCCAAGCTATCGAAGCCGAGGAACGTTTCCAAGGCATCAAGGCAAAACTCGACGAGGTCTACAAGAAGCAGGACGACCAGCGCAAAAAGACGCTGGAAGACCAAGGCCAATGGAAAGACCTTTGGGAGGAAGCCAACCGCACCGCCCAAGAAAAGGACCAACAAATCCAAGACCTCCAGCGACAACTGGAGGACATGCGCCAGTCCAACGAATCCGCCGCCATCCGCACCCGCGCCATGGCCGCCATCAGCCAGGCTGGAGCAATCAATGCAGAACAAATGCTGCAACTTATGCAGAACAATCTGCGTAAGAACGAATCAGGCGCCGTCGTCGTGCTCAACGGCGGTGTAGAGCAGGACCTCAACTCCTACCTAGCCACCCTGAAAAACCCCGGTTCGGGTTACGAGCACCACTTCAAACCAAGCTCTGCATCTGGAATGGGCGCTAAACCTATTCCCGCCGGAGTTGCCTCGACTGGAGTAGCAAACCCCTGGAAAGAAGGTTCTATCAACCTTACCCAGCAGCTGCTAATTTCTAGTCAGGACCCTGATCTCGCAGCTGTGCTGAAGAGAGAAGCAGGACTCTAAACCGCGTCTGTGGCGCTTCACCTAGTCCGTGACTAGGACCCCGCAAACCCCAATCCCTGGTACGTCGAAATGGCCGCACCATTTCAGAACTATTCCGGCGGTGTCCTTCTGGCGGACATCGTCAAGCGCAATAACCTCAGCACCTATGTGTCTGAGGCGATCAAAGAGCGCAGCCTCTTCCTGAAGAGCGGCGCTGTTGTCCGCAACAGCCTGCTGGATGCCCGCGAAGGTGGCACCCGCATCCAGGTGCCCGAGTTCAACCCCGTATCTCCCACCGAGGAGATCATGAACGGCACCGCCACCTGGGGCACCAGCACCGCTGGCTACCTGACCCCCCAGAAGATCGGCACCGGCACCCAAATCGCCACCATCTGCCATCGCGGTTTTGCGTATGCAGTGGACGACGTTGCGATGCTCGCCGCTGGGGAAGACCCCATGCTGCACATCCGCAACCAGCTGGCCGACGCCATCAACAAGCTGAACAGCGCCCGCCTGTTCTCCCAGCTTGCTGGTCTGTTCGGTTCTGCCCTGTCTGCCAACAGCCTGGACCTGGGTGTGGCCGCCGCTTCCGGCGCCGCCGAAGCCAACTTCCTGACTGGCGCAGCCGTTGCCCGCGCCCGCAACCTGCTGGGTGAGCGCGGCGAAGAGCTGGACACCCTGGTGGTGCACCCCACCGTGGGCTTTTACCTGTATCAGGTCGGCCTGCTGACCTTCTCCACCTCCGCACTGGCCGCTTCCGGCTCTGTGGTGTGGGGCGGCGGCGGTGTCGGCGTGAACGCCCGCATGATCGGCGAGTTCGCCGGCTGCCGCGTGATCATCGACCCTCAGGTCAACACCGTGGTGCCCGGTACCGCCGGCCACCAGCGTGAGTTCTACTGCTATCTGACCAAGTCGGGCACCATCCTTGAGGGTGTGCAGCAGGACCTCCGCATCGAAGCCGACCGCAACATCCTGTCCAAGCAGGACGTGCTCTCCGTCGATTACCACACCGCCTATCACATCATGGGCACCAAGTGGAACGACGCCGGCGACAACCCCACCAACGGTGGTCTCGCCACCAGCGGCAACTGGGCTGCCACCTACGACATCGACCTGATCCCCCTGGTTCAGCTCACCGTCAACAGCCCCCTCGACACCACCACCATCTGATAATCAGATCGTGGACGAAGCTGCCCCACCTTCGGGTGGGGCTTTTTCATTGCCGCTACACTGCAATAAAGAATGATTAGTTGCTGTGGCCGCCACGATTAACGCCACTTTGCGTAGCGCCTCGGCCAACAGCTACGTCACGCTGGCCGAAGCAAATAGCTATTTCGAAACCGTCCCCAACTCCAGCACCTGGACCGACAAAACGGACGACGCCAAAAACCGCGCCCTGATCTCGGCCACGCGCTGGATCGACAGCCTCAACTACCTCGGCGACCGCTGCGACGAAGACCAAGCCCTGAAGTGGCCCCGCAACAACTACGACGTTGACGGCGTCGAACTGGAGTGCTCGCTAATCCCAGCCCAGATCAAATACGCCACCTACGAACTGGCCCGCGCTCTTGCCAACGACACTGGCGCCATCACCGACGAAACTGGCACCACCGGCCTCTACGACGAGGTGCAGCTTGGCGACATGAAGGTCAAATACAACACCCGCAGCCAAGCCGTTGGCACGATCAACAACGTCTTCGACAAATACCCCTGGCTCCAGAGCTACCTCGGCCCCTACTGCTTAGGCGGTTCCGGCTCCTTCCAACTCCGCGTCTACCGAGGCTGACATGGCTGGAACACTCGACACACTGTTCAAAACCGTCGCCAAGGACGTGGTATCAGATCTTGGTACCGCCTTCGACACCAGCATCACGTATACCCGCAAAGTTTCCCCGTCTTACGACGTAGACACCGGAGCACTAACTACAACCAACACCAGCTACTCCAGTATCAAAGTTCCGGTTGAGTTTGTCGTTTCAGAGGAAGAGGAAGGCCGCGAACAACGCCAGGCCAAGGTGTACATAACGCCCGACAAAATCGGCAGCAACCAGCCGACTTTGCAGGACGAGATCATCCTTACTTACGCTGGATCTAGCCGCACAGCCCAGATCACCGACATCCGCACCTATCGCGGCGGCCAAGAATACCTCTACATCCTGCTGGTGCGCTTCTAATGGCAGCTCGCAGCTACAAAAACCTAAAAGCGGATATAAAAGCTCAACTAACGGCGGATTTTAATGCGCTAATCCAACTAAGTATCGAAGAACTGGCGCGACCCACAGTCAGTCCTGTTTTGACTGGTTTTTTTGCTTCTAGCTGGAAAGCCGGAACTACCCGCCCCCGTGCCCGCGACGAAAGAGAGAACTTCTCCCCCTGGAGTGCCATCAAAACCGAAAGTCGCGCCAACGGTTACGTGGTGCTTGCTGCCGGTGAGCAACCAATTATTGAACCTCGGTATCCAGTACCTCAATTCAAGTTGGGTCAATCGGTATTTATCGGCAATACCGCTAAGTATGCCGCTGATGCCCTGGCATCCCCCAAAAACCAGATTCCCAATTTTGTGCAGGGCGAAATGAACGATCTGATCAAGTCTGTGTTTAGCGATAGCAACAGACCCAGGATTCGCGTTGCTTCTGGCCGTGGAGAAGGTCCACGCGGTCTGTTTGGATTGCTCGGCGGCAATCAGCAGTATGTTTCGTATGAAGTGCCGGGTGAAATGCCATGAGTCTTGTAAATGTCCGCGCCGCATTCGAAAAAGCAGTAAAAACTGCTGTCAACGCCGCCGATAACACTGTCACCTTGGTCTACGACAACACTCCTTACACCACACCCAGCAAAACGACGAAGTATCTGACCATGTCGGTCAACTTCAATCGCTCTACGCTCCAGAACATGGGCGCGGCAAGCGATTTCTACACGGGCGTCATCACCTGCCGAGTATTCGTACCTAAATCCGCTGGAACGTCTGTCCTTGCCGCCATCAGCGAAGCGGTGATCGACGGCCTGACTTCCGTCAACGCCTCGGGCTACACCGACAGCTACAGCTGCGACCCCCGCGTCCTCGACATCGTCGGCCCCACACCGTTAGACATTGAAGACCGCTCCCACTTTGTGGGACTGATCTCTTGCCAGTTCACAGCAAATGCCTAGTGTATTATTGAAGAAGCATCTTTTTTGAAATGCGAGCTGCAGAACTCCTGCGCAACAAGTTCGGCGTCAGCCAGCTGTACAAGCACGAGGTAAAAATCGAAGGCGAGACCGTGCTGGAGATCTACTGGCACCCTTTGACCATCGCCGAGCGTGAGTCAATCCAGAAGAAGTCCGACTCTGAGGACGCCAACGAGTTTGCCCTCAGCCTGATGCTGGAGAAGGCTCTCGACAAAGACGGCAAGCGCCTATTTGCAGACGGCGATCGTGCCACTCTCCGCCGTGAGGTCGAAGCCAGCATCCTCCAGGAAATCCAGCTGGCGATGCTGACCTCCGGCGCCGAGTCCCGCGTGGAGGAAGCGAAGGCTGCGCTTAAAAGCTAACCGCGACTGGTTTTTTATCTACTTCTTGGCCAAGGAGCTGGGCACGACGGTTGCCCAGCTCTCACAGCACCTAACCCAAGAAGAACTTGTCGGCTGGGCAGCCTTTTTCGAGCTGCGCAACGAAGAGGAAGAAAAAGCCATGCAACGGGCAAAAACACGATCCCGCGTAAACACGATGTAGTCGCAGTAAGCTGGGACGTAAGAATCCCGACGCGCACCAGTGGCTGAATATAACGTCGATATTCAGGTCAAAGCCCAAACAGGGCAGGCCGAAAAGGAAATTACACGCCTTGTCGGAAAACTGAAGCAGATCGAGACTGTAGACATTCTTCCGAAAACTTCAACAGCAAATATAAAAAGAGCAACGCAGGATGTAGATAATCTCAGTAAAACCTACAACAGATTAAAACTGGTATTGGGGACTGGCGGTGTCGCTGGTGCTGTAAGTGTACTATCGCGTGGTGTCGGCGATCTCGGTAGTGTTATAGCGGAAATTGGTAAAATTCCAGGCCTCGGAGCATTACGTGACTATGGTGAACAAGCTATACAAGCTACCGCAAACGTAAATCACTTAACTAACTCACTCACGTCTTTAGCTAGCCATGCTCCGGTTACAACAGCCGCTATCGGTGCCCTTGGTGTAGCCGCTTATGCTTTTAGTGATCAAATAGGCGCTGCCACAGCAAAAGCAGGTCAATTTTTTGGTGAAATAAGAGACTTGATTGCGTCTGGAGTAGTCACGCAGCTGAATGATGATCTTGTACTCACAAACAAAGCTCTTGTAGAATTAGCTAAAGCTGAGGGACTTACAGGACTCAAACAACTTCTTAGAGATGCACAACAAGAATCAAACGGCTTAATTTCAACAGACGAAAAATATAGAGAGTCTGTTATCTTAACTTTAGATGTACAAAAAGCCATCAACGAAGAGATGGCACGAAGGCGGCTTATTTACAGCAATCTGACTTCGGATGAAAGATCTTTACGTGCTCAGATAGAACAAAATGTACGTGCCAGCAAGGCCGGTAGACAAACAAGCGGTTTTGCCGAGTTTAGTCAAGCGGCTGGTGCGCAAACAGCTATTGATAAATCCATTCGGAGACAAGAAGATCGTATAGCTAAACGGCTTCGCGGTTTTGAATTTCAAATCCCTCAGCTTGCCCTACCGGCATTTGAAGAACGCGGATTAAACACGCTTGTTGATAGCTACGATACAGCTTTAAGTAAAACCCAACAACTCACAAACGCTACCACTACAGCTGCTAATGTATCTGCTGCATTAGCCGACAATAATACCCGAGGGGCACGCTTTATAGAGAAAAGTGCGGAATACGCGGAGTTACTGGGGGCATATTACAAAAAAGACGCTTTACCTGCAATTAAAGATACACAAAAACAAGTTGCTGACACGAACAAACTGTACAAAAATACTTTAGATATAACCTATCCACAGATAGAGGCTCAAAGACAACTGTTGGATCTGGAAAACGCACAGACAGCTGCTACTAAACGAACTAATGCCGCACAAAAAGAACGCGGCAAGTTACTAGAAAACCTTGCCCTTGGAGCTGGTTTTCCACTCTTATTCGGAGGAGGTATTGGTGCTATCGGAGGAGGTCTGGCCGGTTCATTTGTCGGCCAAGGATTTGGCGGTCAAATCATAGGTAGCGCTTTAGGGCAGATAGTTGATCGTGCAATCCAAGCTGTAGGAACTCTCGGGCAAGCTCTTGTGCCCGCTACTGCAGATATAAACGCGCTTACTAAAGCAGCAGGTCTGGCAGGAACAGAGACAGAGCAGCTTATAGGTAGTTTTGAATCCGCAGACGATTCTGCGACTGCTTTGGATGCGGCTACGCGCCAGATGGCGTTGACAGTAGGTAATGAGGGCGTAAAAGCGTTGATTGCTTTTGGAAGTGAAACGCAGCAATTAACAAACCAGTGGAACATTTTAATGACACAAGTAGGAGCAGGGCTGGCCACACTGCTGACAGGTCCTGTAAGTGAACTTGTAAAGATGGTGGAGCGCACTGCTGCTATCGGTGTCGCCCGTACATCAGAAGATCCTGTACTTAAAAGTTTGTTCAACCAGCTAAAAGCTGCACCGTCTCCGATCGTACTCGGTCCAGGATCTACAGTCGATTTTGGCGAAGGCAGAAGACTGGAACTCGAAGATCAGATCTTAAAACGTGTACAGGAACTTAGAGCAGAAGAGGAAAATAGACTGAGAAATTTAGAGCGTATTAACACGACACGAAAGACTGAACTGGATATTTTAGATATACAAATCAGCCTAGCTGGTACCTCTGGCAAACTAGAAGATAGTAATGTATACGCTCTACAACAAAAACTTATTTACCGGAAATTTGATCTGGAATACCAGAACGCTGTAAATAAAGGTCTATCAAAAGAACTGGTGCTGCGCCAATTAACCTTAGATCTTGCGGTCCTAAAACAGCAACGAGAGCAAGCTCTTGCACAAGCACAAGAGCAAGCTGCGCGAGAAGCTGAGCGCCAGCAGAAAGAGCAGGAGCGTATAGTTGAAAAAATGAACGCTCAGTATCTGGCTAGCAGACAAAGTCACGAACTTGCTAAAAGAGATCTGGCGATAGCTCAATCAGAACTCGGTTTCAGTCGGCTGCAGGCGGAATACGACAAAGATCGTGCCGTGCGGATGGATGATTTCCGTAAGAAATACAGTGAGGCTTTAAGCGAGCAAGAACAGGAAGAACTTGTTGCTACTCATCTGTTACAAGCAGAAACTGCACGTTTAGAGTACATAAAAGCTCAAAATGCAGAGTTTTATAGGCAAGTAGATTTGGCTTCTATGGTAGACGATAGAACCAGAAGCATTGTAAATAATTTAGAGTCTTTATTTACGCTAGACATTGATTTTAGTGGGCTTTTAGCTGCAGATACATTTGCCTCTGAGTTAGAACGTGTACGTGAAGAACTGGAAAAACTTGTCAGCCCTGTCGGCCAGGTAACAAAAGCAGCCGAGGGCATTGGTGGCGCATTTTCAACATCTTTCACCGATGCTATTAACGGTTCTATTTCTGCTCAACAGGCATTAGCCAACTTCTTCCAAAATACCGCTAACGCTTTTATGGATATGGCTGCCCAAATGATCGCAAAGTATATCCAAATGCAGATTATCGGCCTGGCCACCAGCTTTTTCCCTGGAGGAGGTCTGTTCAAAGGGGCAGGACCTGTGCAATTCCCTAGCAGCACGAATGTAGGTATCAGTGGCTTTGCAATGCCAAAACTGATCGGTAAAGCGGCTGGAGGTCCGGTTTCCGCTGGTTCGTCCTACCTCGTCGGCGAGCGCGGCCCGGAGATGTTTGTGCCACGCACCAGCGGCAGCATTTATCCCAACGATGCCATGGGCATTGGCGGCGGAAATATCACCGTTAATGTGGATGCAACTGGAACTAGCGTCCAAGGAAACGGCGACGATTCGAAGCGGTTGGGCGAGGCTATCGGCGTCGCCATCCGCCAAGAACTCATCAAGCAGAAACGCCCCGGAGGCCTGCTCGCATAATGGCTACCTTCCCTTCAATCACACCCACCTACGGCGCCCAGAAAACTAGCCGCCCCAATATCCGCACTGTCCAGTTCGGTGATGGCTATCAACAACGCTTGCTGTACGGCATCCCTTCCCACATGAACCCGAAGGAGTGGAACTTGACCTGGGAAGTCTCGGAAACTGATGCGGACACCATCGAAACATTTTTGAACGCCCGCGCCGAAGACGCCGCCAGCTTTGACTGGACACCCCTAGACGAAGCCACCGCTTACAAGTGGATATGCCAGGAGTGGAGCAAAACCATCCCCTATAAAAATCGCGCCACGATCAGCGCCACCTTCCGGCAAGTATTTGAACCGTAATGGCAGTCCCCACTTCTGAGCTACAGAAGATCAACCCAAGCAGCATTATTGAGCTGTTTGAGCTGGAACTGTTCGCCAACATCCATGGCACGGCGTTCACCTACCGATTCCACGCTGGCACTAATGCGCTAACTACAAACGGGAATATCGTCTGGGCGACCAATACCTACACAGCTCTTCCGATTGAGGTTGAGGGTTTTGAATACAACGCCGAAAGCGGCAGCCTGCCACGCCCGACAATCCGCGTCGCCAACCTGCTAGGCAGCATCACCGCAATCCTGCTGAGCGTCAATCAGACCACACCCGGCAATGATTTGACTGGTGCCAAACTGACGCGCATCCGCACGCTGGTCCGCTACATCGACGGCGCAAACTTCACAGGCGGCACCAACCCCTACGGCACGCCTGACACCAGCGCCAAGCTGCCAGACGAGATTTACTACATCGCCCGCAAGGTTGCCGAGAACCGCGACGCGGTGGAGTTCGAGGCGGCGGCATCGTTTGACCTTGCCGGTGTCCGCGCACCGAAGCGGCAGTGCAGCGCCAACCTCTGCCCGTGGGTCTACAAGGGTTCCGAGTGTGGCTACGCCGGGACTAAGTATTTCGACGAGAACGACAAAGCTGTTGCCAGTTCTGCCAGTGATGTATGCGGCAAACGGCTAAGCAGTTGTCAGGCGCGATTCGGCGCTACGGCTGAACTACCCTTCGGCGCATTCCCCGGCATTGGTGCGTTCAACGGATGAATCCAACCGCTAAGGCTGCAGCACTGGAACACGCCAAGGCGGAAGACCCGCGTGAAGCCTGCGGTCTGCTGGTGGTCATTAAGGGACGCAAACGCTATGTCCCATGCCGCAATCTGGCGGAGGGCAATGAGTTCTTCATCCTTGACCCCGAGGACTATGCCGCCGCAGAAGATAAGGGCGAAGTGGTTGGCGTTGTCCATAGCCACCCCATCACCCCACCGATACCGAGCGAAGCGGACCGCGTTGCCTGCGAAAAGTCCGGACTGCCTTGGTACATCGTCAACCCCAAGACTGAGCAATGGGGCGAGCTGTCGCCTGAAGGCTACAAAGCACCGCTGATCGGGCGGGAGTGGGTCTGGGGCGTCAGTGACTGCTGGACGCTGGTGCGCGACTGGTATGCCGAGCAAGGTCTGGAATTGCCCGACTGGGATCGCCCGACCACACCAGCGGAGTTCAACGCGGCGCCGATGTTCGATGACTGCTGGCGTGAGGCTGGTTTTTACGAAGTGGACATTGCCGAGATGCAGCCGGGCGACGCGATGCTGATGGCAATCGAATCAAACAAGCTCAACCATGTCGGTGTCTACATCGGTGACCAACTGGTGTTGCATCACCTGCGCGGTCGCTTGTCCAGCCGTGATTTGCTGGGAGAATGGCTCTTAAAATGTACGGGTAGGGTCTTGCGCCATGGAAAGGGAACT